GCACCTAAATTTAACCCACCCCAATAACCTGTACCAAATCCATAACCATACGTTTGATCTAGAGGACCAAAATCATAATAAGGTGTTACCGTAGCAGATCCTGCAGCAGTCATTCCTGTGCCTGTTTCTGCAGTTAACATTTGAATAGTAAATTTGCTTGATGATACTATTGATTTAACTTCAAACAAATTAGTTGTAAAATTTGCAGCTGTATATCCAGTGCTTGGAGTACCGGGTAAAGTAACTGAACTTATTTTAATTATTCTCCCTATTGATAACCCATGTCCACCTTTATTAACTTGAACAATGTTAGATCCTGTAGTTGATGTAAAAGTACAAGAAGTTAATGCTGTATCTAATGGTGTAATATCGTAGAACTGACCTTCAAAATATATAACCAATAGTTTATTAGTTCCTATTGCTGCATATCTATTGCCATTTAAATCAGCCCATATGAACTGTTCTCTGGCTGCTCCAACTAATGTACTATTAACTAATTGCTGCCAACCGCCTATTTTTTCAGGTGATCCATAACGAAAACGAACATAATCCCCATCGATCCAACGTCCTTTGGCTTGAGAAGGTGTATCTTGTTTATCAAATCCTGGCTGTACCGGTATTTTAAGTAAAGGCATAAATCATTATACCTTATATAGCTTTAATTAACAATAAAGAGTTATTGAATTAAGCTATTTTTCTTTCTAATTCAACAACACAATTTAAATTAAATCTTCCTTTTGTATCTGTTTGTGAGACTCCATTATGTACAATATTACTTGGAAAAACAATAGCTTCACCTGAATTTGATTTATAAAACTCATTATTAATATTTGTTCCTCCATTGTTTGTATGTAAATTATAAACAAAACTAGCATAAAAATCTTCATGATAATCCTTATGTGGCAGAGTATGAGAAGAACTATTATAATAATTCCAATAAAATCTTGTTGGCCTTAAAAATTTATATTTTGTATGCTGACGTACTATTGCGTATATTATTTCTGCATAATAATTTAAAGGAGAATCTATAAAAATTTTTTCTTTTTCATTAAATGTCTGCAATGAACATCCATAGTCTTTACCCATAGGACCTGTTAAATCATCTAATAATGCAAGATCATTATTATGATCCTTAGCAATTTTCCAATTTTCTGTTTTTAACATTAAAAAAATAATTTTCTCATTAATTTCTTTTGGTAAAATATTTTTTATAATTTCTATCATTTACTTTCTATTTCAGATTCTTCTGTCGTTTGTTTATTAGCAATATCTTCTTTAAATTTAATTTGCCAATCTGCTACAATTTTAACAAGATTGTTTCCAAAATGTCTTAAATATTCATCCGATAGATGAAGTTTTCCTTTTCTAAAAAGAATAAATCTTTCTTTCCAAGAAAATTCTATATCACAAGATCCATTTTCGTATTGTTTAAATTTCATTTTATAAATATCATTTTTTGATCTTTATTTTCAAAACCTGTTGCACAACAATTAAAAGCAATTGTAATTCTATCTTTTGTATAACTAAATTTTTTTACCTCATGTTTCAAATGACCATGAAATAAAACAAATCTACCTTTTTTTTCATGTACTGTCAAATCATAATCATTAAAATAAGTCCCTGGTCCAGGTCCATCTGTTAGGTATAAAATTCCAGAAAAAGCAGTGCTCCCTTTATGGTTGTGTACTTTAGCATATGAATCTTTATTATAAATATTAGCCCAAGAACTTTCTATTATAAAATTTTCTTTATAAATAGAATAAATTTGTTTTTTTATTGATCTCAAAAAATCATGGAAATTTTTATTTTTATTTAAAAAATAAAATTCGGTATGTTTTCCAATAACATTAGTATATTTATGATAATATTCATCATTTTCATTAATATCTTTTAATAAATTATTAATAATTAAATCATCTTTTATTTCATCAATTAAAATAAAAGTATTTAATAAAATATCTTTACTTAAAATTTCTGTCATTTTATATGTATTTCGTTCCCTATTACAACTGCATCTAATTCTGTATTTTTAAATAATTGTAATGCTTGAAAGGGCTTAGAACAAATAGGTGATCCATTGACGTTTAATGAAGTATTCAAAAGAAGGGGTATACCAGTTAATTTATAAAATTCATTTAAAAGCATATAATAAAAATTATTGTTTTTGTAATTAATTGTTTGAATTCTACATGTACCATCTACATGAGTAATAGAGGAAAATTTTTCTTTTTCTAAAATTTCTGAAACAAATAACATATATTCACTTTTCCCTTTGAAATTAAAATAATCACTAACATGTTCTTCTAAAATAGTAGCTCCAAATGGTCTAAACCATTCTCTTTTTTTTACTTTGTTATTTAAAATTTCCTTACCTTTTTTAACCGTAGGATTCATTAAAATAGATCTATTGCCAAGAGCTCTTGGTCCTAATTCACCATGACCTTGATACCATCCAATGATTTTTCCTTTTGCTAATAATCCCGCAGTTTGATTTATTATTTTTAAACTAGGCAATGAATTTGGTGCAATATCATCTTGCCAATAAGGAAAATTAGTATTTTCAAAAGGTTCTTGTTTAAAATTTTTTCTTAAAAACTCAATTAACCCTAATGACAATCCATCATCTGGACAATGTGGGGGTATTATTAAATTAGGAAATTGTTTTTTTAATAAACCATTAATCACAGAATTTTGGGCAATACCACCTGAATATGTTATCACATCATTTTCATTAGCATTATTTTTAAAATGATTTAATATTACGTTTTCACATTTATTATGAATAGAAGCCAATCTATTAAGAGGATTTTTTTCTTCTTTAGTATTTAGGGTATAATATTTTCTTTCTGAAAATAATTTTTGTATTTCAGTTATATTATCTTTAAATAGATTACAAAAATCATTGTTTATTTTTCCATATGATTTTAAACCCATTAATTTTCCAGCTAAATCTAAAGAATGTCCGGATATATTATTGCTATTAGCTAAAGAACCCAACATTCTTCCTATAGATTCAGCGTCATCAATACTCCATGATTTTAATAATTTATCATTCTTAAATATTGAATATGTTTTTTCAAAATCACCACAACCATCTAATACAAAATCAATATCTGATTTATTTATTAATGGCCATAAACTTAATACATGAGCAAAATGATGGTCCAATTTAAAAAATGGACATTTAAATTTATTTAGAAACCAATCATTTGGTTTTATTTCTTCTATTAAATTTTCAGTGTAATAAGGAAGTTCAAAAAAAGACATATCTGTAACATATGCAACAGCATGTATATCTAAAACATCAATCTCCCATTTATCTAGAATATGTTGGATAAAAAAATAATCAACACAACCAAAATGTTTTTGATTAAATTCTCTTTCAAATTTTATATATTTTATTTTATTCCCTGAACTATAAGATATATTAGCATCGTGGTTTCTAATGCTAATTCCTAAAAAATTCATTTTGATAGACCATATATTTTTGGCAAACCATATAATGGTCTTTTATCTTTAAACCATTCTTTATTTAATCCATTTTTATCTACATAATGAAGAAATGTTTGAGCATGCCAATCTCCTTTAAATTCTTCTCTCCAATGTTCTATATCAATTCCTAAATATATTGCTGCGTCCCCTGGTTCCATATTAATTTTTGACCCGTTCATGTATATTGGCCAAGGAGTTCCATCAGAACCAATCATTACAGTTACACTTACTTCACATGCAGGTCTATCTGTATGTTTTTTTAAATCTGCATTAACTGTATACATCCTCCAAAAAGCATAGGTAGGTAATAATTCTAATCCTGTTTCTTTTTCCATTAAATTTAATTTATTAACCATTAAAGATTCCATTAAGGGATCCCCATAAAATCTTGTATCTCCATTATCACTTTGTTCAAAATCAAATGAATTAAAATTTATACGATGTATTATTCTACAATAATCAGTTAATAATTTAATTTCTTCTTTTGTTAAAAAATTTTTTATTAATTTATATTTAAAATCTTTTATAGTGCCCATGCTACAACTGAATACCTTGTTCCTTTCGTCACTGGTTTAACTGTATGTGGATATAAAAAATTACTTGGCCAAACAATCATTCTATTTGGTTTAACATCTACTTCCCATTCTCCGGATCCATCTGGGTTTCTAAAACATAAATTTCCACCTTCATAATCATTATTTAATAATAAAATACAACTCATTGTTCTCGGAATAGATGAAAAATGATCTACATGCCATGTATAAAAACCAGTGTTTTGATATTTTAAAATTTCAATGTCAAAAATTTTTCTATACTCATAGTCTATAATATTTAAATCAAATTTATATTTTTGTAAGGCACAATTAAAATAAAAATAAAGCAAATTAAACCAATGAGCGTTTGATAAACTATTATTTAAATTTGATAAAGGTAATGTATAAGTTCTTCTAACATCAAAGTTTACTTTTTCACTGATCGGATCACCTCCGACTTTTGCTTCTTCAAAATCTGAACCGTTAGCAAATCTAATTAAATTAGATAATACATTTAAGGGTATGGTTTCATCATATATTTTTATATAATTCTTTATTTCCATGATTTCTTATTCCAATATCTATCTTTATAAACATTTATTAATTTTAATCCATAAAAAAGTCTAGAGTTTTGTATTTCTTTTTGTTTTCTTGGTTTAATTATCATTTTCCATGAATCTCTTTTAAAAGGTATTACTTGAACATAAGGAGTTCCCTTTTTAATTATACTTTCTAAAATAGGGTATTTATCTCCATTTATAACAATTGGAAAATTTATTTCATTTGGAAAAGTATCTGTATCTACAATTCCAGGAATAATAGAAAAACGATCATCAGAATTATTTAATGGAGATACAAATAAACAAGAGTATCCTTTAGGTGTTTTTATTTTCCATGGATTTAATATTTTATAAAACGGTAAATTTTTATTTTTTTCAATATAAGGAGATCCTTTCAATTGTTCTATTGAATGTACATCTATGCCTGAATTTAAATTAATTGATTTCGCATTAAGTAAACTAATACAGTTATGTAAACCATATGTTTGAAAAGAATCTTTAAAGTTTTCTCCTTTTTCATTTCTATTATCTACATTATGTCTTATATAAAAATCTTGTGGCATCTTTAATAAATATCCAGAAGTTAATGAATCTAAAAAAGGCATACAACCTTTTACAGTTAACCTTCCAATTTCATGTTCTAATTTTTTAAACCATTCTGGTATATTCAATTTTATTGGTATTGGATAATTTTCTTTTAAAGAAAAATAATCTTCATGGGAACTAAACTCTATTTCTTTATTAAACATGCTAAATAATTAGCATTTTTACGGTAATTGTAAAGGGTGATATGAAGATTGATTTAGATCTTTAAAATATTGTTCTAATGAATTGTTTAGAGGATAACTTATACTATCTAAATTTAAATCAGTTAATTGATTATAGTAGTTATTCCAATTATTGAATAAAGGATGATTTTTATTATTGTCTAAAAATATTTTTATTAAATTTTTAGTATTTGTGATGTAATTATTTAGAATACTTTTATTTTCAAAAACAATATTACTGTCTATATAACTAATAGTATTACCACTGTATTTTTGTATAAATTTTGTACTATATTTAACTAAATTAAAATTTACTTCACTATCTTCTATTATTTTATAATCTAATTTATTTATGTTTAAATTGTCTAAATCAAATTGATTTTCTGCTATACGATAAATAGATCCCAATACATTATCTAAATTTTTAAGAAATATAAAATAAGCCATATTATGTTCCTGTGTTTTCAAAAATTACAAGTGCACCACCTGATCCACCACTACCAGGAGTTCCACCAACTTCCATTCCATCACCCCCACGTCCACCAGCTCCAGATAAACCATAATTTGCTACACCTACTATAAATGATCTTGAATTATATGTAAAAGCTGCACCAGGTTGATCTCCTGCAGCTCCAGCAGGACCTGTAGAATTTGGTTGAGATCCAGTTCCACCACCTCCACCATTAACTGTTCCTACATTTGTAATACTTGTTGCACCACCAGCATTGCCTGGGCTACCAGGACCTCCTGGAGGGGATCCAGCACCACCACCACTACCACCTCCACCAACAGAATATGCTTTTGAAAATGGTTGTGCAGTAGCTGCACTATAATATCCAAAGCCACCATTTCCTCCAGCTCCACCAGCTTGACCTGGATAAGTTATTCTTCCTCCACCACCGCCTCCACCTCCAGCATACATATAAGCTCCTATTCTATTTGTAGAAGGATTAGCAGTATATGTTCCTGAAGCAGGACCAATAGAATAAAGTACAGGTTGAAATCCACCAGCTCCAGCTGATCCAGAAGATGCAGCAGTAATACGACCATCAGCATCAACTGTAATAGTTGCTGCTGTATAAGTCGCAGGCGTAACAGCAGTAGATTGTAATTGATTTGGTCCTACAGAATTAGCTGCAAGTTTAGATTGTGTAATTGTTGATTGTGCAATTTTAACAGCTGTAACAGCATCTGTTGCAAGTCTTGTAGAAGTAACTGCATAAGAAGCAAGTCTAGCAGAAGTAACAGCAAACGATGCTAGTTTTCCAGATGTTACTGCTAAATTTGTAATTTGTGCAGTTGCTAAAGTTCCTTGTAAAGTTGTAAGATCAACTGTTTGAAAATCTGTACCATTACCATAAGTTGCTGTTAAATAACCTTGAGTTAAAGTTATTCCTGATCCTGTTGATGCATATTTAAATGTAACTGTAAAAGCACCTGTTGTACTATTTTTTAAAATATAATATTTTTCAATTCCGTTT